TTGGTATAACCGAAATCCAACCACCTCGCTATCAGTCTGGCTTCGTGCGGAATCTCATCAATGATATTCCAATCCTTGTATATCCTAGTTGTGATAATTCCAAGTTTTCCCTCGCCATATACTGTCCACCATTCTTTATTATTCCTATGAGCTAGGATTTCATTCTTTGACACTTCATCTAACGCTTCGTTATCTAAAAAGGTGAGAATTATGAAATCAATATCTTCTCTCTTGCCTTGCATCTCTGTATAGAACCAAAACTCCTCGCTCGGATTCCAGTCCATCCATACTATCTTTCTGGTCCTAGTAATAAGCTGGTCGGCGATGATATAGGGGATATTGTTTGCTTCATTTAAGAAAAGAATATCTCGTCTCGGCCCGTGGGCTTTGCCGAATTTATCAAAAGAAATGAACTCTAAAAAACTTTTAGTGCTAAATGTATAGATATGCTTTGTTTCATTCCAGCAATTATCATCCCAGTAGCCGTTAGCTTTCATTATGTTCTGAAAGTCTCTGATAGCTCCAAGTAGTAAATGTGGAACACTCTCCGCTACTACTGTGCATATCTGTCCATCTACACTTTGACAATAATCAATAAGCCAAACTAGGATAGAAATAGTTTTACTAGCCGAAGTTCCGCCACTTACAGCTCTAATTCGTTTCTTGAGCTGGAATATCTTTTTGGTCGCTGTCGTATTTTGAAATGCCACCATAAATAGGGATTACTTCTATCTTCTCTCCTAGACTTGTAATATCATCTTGTGGATTTCCTTCAGCCATCTTCCAAACAATATCTTCTGGTAAAGAAGCTAAATATTCTATCTTTCTATCATCTGGCAGACTTTGTAAATATTCTCTGGCGAATTCTTTCAGTGTTTTGCCCTTTGGTCTTCCAGGCCCGCCTTCTTGTCCTTTAACAAACTGATATGGCTTTAACCAATCATACCTTTTCTTATACGTTTTATTGCTATCTTCCATAACATAAAATTATACAACTACTTTTATTTATTGTCTATCTTTTCTCCTTCAGTTGCTCCATCAATTCTTGATATTGGGCGGAATTTACAAAAGCTGTACCTTTCCACTTGACAATATATTCGTTCTCTATCCTCATGCGATTTTGTCCATGGACTATTTCCCATTTGAGAGAATGCACGGGCAAATCGGGAATGAACTCTGTATATTTATATCCATCCAACCATTTTGTTTCTAACATTATCGCCGTATTTTTATCGTGGACTCTGGGGAGGTTTGGTAGTTCTTTAGTTACGAATTTACCCATATAATGAAAGCACCCTTTTGTCAAGACTACATTTCCTTCTATGGCGAACAATTTATCAAAGAGTGAGATGTCTTTTACGAGCGTGGTGTCCATTAGGTGAATGAACTCGTCATATCTCTCTTTGCCCCGGTCTACAACGGCGAGCTCCCAACCATTCCAGTTATTTACAATTATATCATACTGCCTGTCAAAGTATGATAAGTCTGGCGTGTAGTTATCGTTGCTCACAATTAAAATATCATAGGGCGTTTCTTTGATACTTTCAAGCATTGGACGCAGAAATGCAGAAGTAAATTGAGAAGTTCCCACAACGACACCTTTTTTCATATTGTATTTAATAAATCTGGTAATCCCACTCGCTGTATTATTCTATACCCGTCTTTTTCAATAACTTTCTTTAATGTTTCGCTTATATCTTTTCTGGTGGCGAAAAAATCTCCGTGAGTCCAATGTTTTCTGTCAATAAATATATCGTGGGTGTCCTTTAGAGCTTCTCTCATTATCTCCCTATCCTTGTCTCCGTGCCATTCGCCTCTAAAGTGCTTGACTAGATTTAAGTATGGTTTGAATTTTGTCAATATCTGCCCCTCCATTCCTTCAGTGTCTATCTTTAATAAATCTATTTGAGGGAAATTGTGTCTGTCCATTATGTCCTTTAGCGTGCTTGCCTTAACCTTTATCTCGCCGATTTTCTCACTGCCCATTGGCTCAAACAAGTCCCACCTAAAGTTTCCGTCCACATGATGATTGCCCTGCCATCGGCACACATTAAACACCACCTCCTTTCGGTCGTCTCCGATAATAGCTTCCTCCACATAAATAAGTTTGTTGCCTGTGTTCAGTTTAGCATATTTCATCAACTCTGGTTCGGGTTCGCAGACTAGAATCTTAGCTTTGGGATAATACTTTTGAAATTGGACGGAAGCCGTGCCTAGATTTGCGCCAATGTCCACGATGAAATCAATTTGTTTGTCATAAGAGAAAAGTTCAGTGATTTTGTATTCATCTTCAGTTATCACCGCGTCAAAATGAGCTTGAGCGCAAAGTTGTAATTCAGGTGAATAATGTTTTAGCATTATTTTGTTATGGTTGCATACCATTTTAAGGCGACATCTCCAGTAGCTTCTAAATATTTTCGTTGGCTATGATAAGCTCCGTGTACCAATAAAGCGTCGCCCACAAAATAGTTGGGGCGTTTCAATGCTTCCGGTATCTGATAGGCGAGCTGGGGTTCCTCTACTTCACCCGGTCTTAATTTGTCTTTTCCCCACCACGCAATGCAACAGATTGAAAATCTTTGATATTCTTTTAATACTTTGCTCGGTAAATAGTATGCGCTCAAAGTATTTTCCAAATAGTGTTTTTTGAAAGTTGAATGAATTAAATCACAAAATTTTCCATCTGTGTAATTAAAAGCGTCCAGGTAAGCATAATCAGGGTCGCTCTTTGTATATCTTCTCACTCTGCCCGCCTCCTCGGAGAGCGCTCCGTTTTCTTGATGCCACGAATTGAAAAGGGTTGAGTTTATTGTGTTTGGAACTATTAAAAAGGCTTTGGGGTGGTCTATCCTCGCTTTGCAGATTTTTTCTATCGTATCATCGGCGCACCAGACTATGTCATCGTCAAATCTTATATAAATTGTATCATCATCGTGGGCATTGACAAAGAATTTATGCGTCTGCAAAGCGTTGTAAGTTTCCCAAGTGGGAGTAATTGGTTCGCCTAATCTATAAATCTTTACCTTTGGGTTCTCTAATTCCATTGAAGTGAGGTATGCAAGGTCGTTAGCATCCACTGTATTTTGCCACAACTGGATGGCGTCTAAAACGCCCTCATCTAGTTTGCGATACAAAAAATTCTTGAAAATAGATAAGTATTTTTCACGCCCTGCGGGAATTACTACGACAATTTTATATTTTTCGCCGTGGTATTCAATCATCTTGTTAATTCATACCACGCTAATGTTTTTCGGCGGAACTCGGCGAACCATGGATCGCCGTTGTAATTTTCAGGGTCAGCCCAGAAAAGTTCGTTGTGGCGCAGTCCAACTGCCTCTTTTTCCATTGAAATAAACACATCACTTGCCCTTAAATGGTCTACTTTCGCGTAGCCCGATACTATCGCCCAGTTAAGTTCAGCAAACTTTTTAATCGCCATTATCCCCATCCATATATCGTCTGCTCTTTCACAACCCTTAAATTGCCCGACTGGAGCAAAATAGATATAGGGCAGAGCTTCTCGTTTCCATGCTAAATTCATACCGCAAATAGTCGTGAATACACCCTTTGGGATGACCATTTTGGGAAATGTTGCCTCGGTGTCCCCTTTTAATAGTTGCGAGGGCGCGTCCCAATCATAATTACCCTCCCACACGCCATGTGAGAGCATCGTAGGGGCTTCAGAACGCACTTTATAGGGGAACCCCCTAAAATACTCCGAGCCGGTTGAAACCCAGCTAATCGGCACCCGCATATTCAAAGCGTCTATATGGTCTTGGATTGGGTCGCCTATCGGACTTGTATCTGTATCAAAAGTAAGTATATATTCTATGTCAGGTAAACTCTGCGCTATGTAGAGAAATCCTAACTGCCGAACTCCAGCGCACTTATTGCTCACTAAATCACTTTCTAAATCTATTCTTTTGCCATCGTGTTCTATGAAAGGTTTATCCCCGCTATCGTTTACTAAAATAAACTCCGCGTTATGTTTCACGATTAACTCCTTCCAATTTTTCAGAAAAAGGTCTGTGAGTTCCTGTTTGTGTGATGGCACAACAATGGCGATTGTTTTCATAACCACTTTTTATTTTCACTTTTTAATGTCCATTCCACTGTTTTTTTCAAACTCTGCTCCAAATTGTATGGGTAAGTAAAACCTTTTGATTTTAATTTTTCCCCAGATAAGCTGTAACGGAGGTCATGCCCAGGGCGACTCTGGTGAAAATTCACGAGTTCGTATTTTAATTCTCTGCCCATAATCTTTGCTATCCTCTGCGCCATTTCTAAATTATTCACTTCTTCATCAGCGATTATATTCCAGCAACCCAGCGAGGCATCTATTTTATCTAGTTTCTCATCTGTTTTCTCTAAAATGAAATGGAGGGCCTGGGCGATGTTTCTAGCGTGAAGATAAAATCTTGAACCCGCTTTTGTCTGTTCGGGATTAGAGTGTATCTTCATCGTTGTTCCGTTCAGAATACTTTTAATGCAGAGCGGCACAAACTTTTCGGGATGTTGTCTCTCTCCGATTATATTTGCGCTGTTAGTGATGTTAATAGGTATTCCATAAGTGTTAGCGTAAGCACGGCAAATAGATTCTTGACAGTCCTTGCTGGCGGCATAGGGATTTGCGGCGTTGTGTCTATCGCCTTCTTTGTAATCTATCCCTTCCGGCGCAACCGAGTACACCTCGTCCGTGGAGAATTGGATAAACTTTTTCAGTCCTTTTAACTCCCTCGCCCACTCCAACATATTCAAAACTAACTTCACATTGTTTTCTATAAAAGGAACGGGGTTAGCGATACTTCTATCCACATGGGACTCACTAGCAAGGTTTAAGATATAGTCCACCTCGCCGATTTCCTGCTTCACTCCCTCGGATAAGGGTTGCTGTAAATCCACCGCGAACATTTTAACCCTCTCGGAGTTTTTTGCGTTATTAAATGCTTCTATATCCCTTATTCTGTCAAGTCCATTTGAAGCGTAGGTTAGCTTGTCAAGTATGATAATTTCCCAGTCTGTATCGCGAAGAAAATGCTCAAAAATGTGCGAGCAAACAAACCCCGCGCCACCTGTCAGGCAAATCCGTTTAGACATATTCCTGTAATTTTTCTAGTAAATCATCGGGGTTTTTGACTGCCACTGTATCCATTACGCCCACGACTGAATGGTCATTTCCGCCCTCTTGCAAGTTGTCTCCAAAGTAGATGCACTCGTCCATATTCATATTTCGTGTATATTCCATAAGGTTTTTTCCTTTAGTGCCGTTCCTTGTATTATAGTCTATGCAAGTGTTTCCCGCAACCTGCGCTATTAACTCCGGTTCGTTGAAAGGGTATATTTCTAAAATATGCTGGCGGATTTTTTTATCGGGGTCAAAGGCTTTTTTGATATGAGCCGGAGCATTGTGCCCCGTGAAACTATATGAAATCTGACAACCTCGGTGTTCCCATTCTCCCATGTAGCCGTATTTCTTTTTTAACAGGTTGATATGTCTCAAGATTCTTTTTCGGTGCGCGTCTCTTAAATAGTTTATCCATTTGTCTGTCTGATTTCCGTTCTGGGCGAGGATTTTGCACTTCACTCCTTTTAATTGAGACTCCATTTGCTCTTTGGAGGCACCGGAGATTACATAGACATTCGGAAGTTTGTTGAGAGTTCGCCTCATACTCTCCGAGACCGGAGTTTTAGATTCGGCCAAAGTGCCGTCAAGGTCAAATATGAAATGTTTTTTAACCATTTTTTATTCTCTGCCTTAAACTGCTCGTTGAAAAATTATGTCTTCTGGCGGTGTAAATTATTTTAATCGGCAGTTGATTTCCTGTAAAAGGTTTCCCTCTGTATTCTTCGCCGATAAATCTAATATCAGGGTTTATCATTTGTAGCATATTTAATAAATCTTCCTCCGTGTCATATGGGACAATCTCTGAAACAAACTTGCATCCTTTTAACTGCATAAATCTCTCAAAAGATGTTTGGACAGGTTTGTTTTTCTCTGGGCGGTCAAGGGTGGGGTCTGTATGCAGACCTACAATTAAATAATCACATTGGCTTCTTGCCTCCTCCAAGAGAGCAATATGCCCCGTATGCAGTAAATCCCAAGCTGAACAAACAAATCCTTTTTTCATAAATTAAAATATATCCCGCCACTTTTTTTCTCGCCAAATTAAATTCATGTTCATGACACAATATATTTTCTTTTTTTCAAAGATACTGGATTGAGCATATCAAATTTTTTATGACATTTAACACACAATCTTCGCCAATCAGATATTATCCTCTTATAAAGTCCATTGATGTTCGCCCAATGCATTGTGTGTTGCTTAGAACTAATTTTGCCGCAGTCTTCACATACTCCTGGTTTTCCTAATTGTCTTTCTACCCAACAATGCAATGCTCTATATTTAACATTATCTCCTTTCCATAAGTGGGAATTTTCTTCACTTATCTTTTGTTTTCCTTCTTCAGACATTTTCCGAGATATTCCTACATTTATTTTATGTCCCTTTTGAAAACCTACATGGGGTTTATGGGGCATTCCTTTGGTTTTAGACCCCCACATATTCCCTTTTTGAAAACCCTGTAATCCTTTAGGCATATAGATATTATATCATTTTTCCCACCACTTCAAACTCTGATAATACTTCACATTAAAGTCATGGTCATGAATGTAAGTATTTAGACATATTTTACAATCCTCAACACCCGCCGAGCAAACATTAGGCGGATATTCTTCCTTTGGAGGATTATATCCTAAAAATCCGCAAGTCTTGATACCGATGTAATTAAAAATAAAAGCTAATACCAACCCTATCTTGCCCAGAATGAGATATGAGAGAGGATAGAAAATAATCACGAAATAAACTGTATTCCAATGTATGCGATTATTTATCCCTTGCAATAGGTCTCTTAAATAATCTCCTTCGGTGTAGTCAATGGGGCACACTTCACATTTCTCTTTTCCGCAGATATTCATTTATCCAACAGTTCAAGTATCTGTCCCGCCACCATAGAGGCGAGCCACGCTCTGTCTCCCGTGGCGACTTTTTCTATTTCCATTTTTAGAAATACGACTTCTTCGGCCTTTAATTCCACTTTGTCCTCGGTGGCGAATTTCTTGCCTAACTGCCAAGCTAAAGTGGGATTGCTAGTGATAGCGGAGAGAACATTGACAAAAATAGCACCGGTTAAGATAGGGAGATTATTGTTGTCCTTCAAATCCTGCCCTTTTAAATCCTTCAGTATTGTTTTAGTGTTTACAATTATCATCTATCTATCTTGCCCTTTTTCTTTTGAATAATCAAATCCAGTTTTTAGCAGTTCCTGTATCTCCCCCATTCCCATCTCTTTGACTGAATAAATTATCTGCGTTCTCTTTATGACATCGGAATAAACAATTGCCACCAATTGCCCATTCTTCTTTATAGTTAATACACCTTCCATTTCTGTGTTTTCCATTTTATCTTTACTTATTTGATATTTTATCTCTCTATGAGAGTAGGGTCAGAAGAATTTGATGTGATTATTTCAGTTCTTCCCGCCCCGCATTGAGGACAGCCATTGTAATCGTAAGCCCCGCTCCGTTCTTTTTGCCATTTTTTCTTCTGTTCTTGGGGTGTCTGTTGAATAAATAATTTTATTTCATCCATTCCCAGCAATTGTTTTGGGTTCATAATTCTTTATCCAACTTACGCAAATAATTCTGTATGTCAGCTAGATACGCCAGAGCTCCGCTCCGATTACTTAAACTGGGTCTGATTCCCTCGGAAGCTTCCCTGTCTTTAGGGAAATACTCCTCAAAACTTTCACGCAGGGATCCGTATTGAAATTCGTTTTTGATTCTTTTTATCAATTCTTCCTTAATATCATTCTTTTCTTTGCACGAATAACAGACTTTGGTGGTAAAGACTTTCATAGTGTGGCATTGCGGGCATTGTTTGAGTTCATTCCATCCGCTCCGTTCTTTTTGCCATTTTTTCTTCTGTTCTTGGAGTGTCTGTTGAATAAATAATTTTATTTCATCAGGATGTTGTTCCCCCATTAAATTCTTTTCCCAAATTTCCTCCCAATCATTATCTTCTTTTGTTATTATCATAATATTTTCAAGTTTCATAAATTTTATATTTTTTTATATTCTTCGTATTTCTTTATCATTTGTTCTCTATGGATTTTGTCGGCTTCGTAAACCTCATCAAGATAAATCATAATAGCATTTATATATTCGGGCATCTGCGGACTCTGGTTAAGGTCGTCCGAGTCAGTTCCTTTTCCCCATTCTTTAAATGCTAATTCTTGTATTCTTTCTGATGGTTTCATACTATAACTCCTCTGACAAATTTCATAAAATCTTCCGCGTGTTCTTCCGATAACCAGCCGCACTAAATAAATAATCCTTTTTTGTTTCTAACTACACCTTTTTTAATTCTTATATTTCCTGCTTTACTCGCTTGTTTAGCTAATCTTGAAAGTTGATTATCAAAAATCATATGACATCTGCGACACAACCATACCCAATCTTCCATTTTCCTTTTATATTTTTTTGAAACATTAGCTAAATCCATTGATGGATTTTTTTTACAATGTTCACAAATATTTATTCTTTTTTTATATCTCTTTATATATGCGTGAAGAGCTTTATACCCTACTTCATTTCCTTTCCATTGAGGGTTATTTTTTCCCTCCATTTTTTTGTTATCTTTAAAAGAACAAGAATGACATTTTTTACTATATCCTTTGGTTATTTTTTTACATTTTATACATATTTTATCATATATCGGCCTTGGTATTCCCATATTTCCATACTATCAAAAATGTAGATGAGTGTCAAGGGATATATTTTGTCCTCACAAAAAATAAGAAGTCTTTTGCGTGCTCCACGCTCATCCAACCAACTTCACCTACTTCATCCACATCGTAGAGCCTATTCTTTGAAGCGTATTTATACCATTCCTTCCACTCCTTTGTTCTTATGATTGACTGCCAAAAAGAATTATGCTCGCCGTCAGAGCAGTGATATATGCCGCAAGAGGAATCCCAACCTGTTTCTTTTTTTGTTTTCTTTTTCATAAATCTTAACTCCTAATAAACGAATTGATACACCACAATAAACTGGCTAAAGCCCAAAATGTTGCAGGCAGATTATTGCTCCAAGCAGAAACAATAATTCCCGCCATACTGAAAAACATACCTGCGAAATGAACTATATCGTTTATTTTTTGGTAATTATTCATCTTTTATCTTTAGCATAAGGTCTAATGGGAGGTTTGTTGAATCCTCCTTTTGGATAATCGGGTTGCTTCCTCCGTTCCAAATATCGCTTTCTCTTTTCACTATGACTCCAGTTTTTGTGTAATCCTCTGCCCATATTACGATTCTGAAATTAAGGGTTTAAGTCCAAGCCACTCGGAGGGAGAAATGTCCCCTTTCCAGCTCATTGCTTCCGCAACAGTCTTGCAAGAAGGAACGCCGGACATATACTTCTTAAAAGTAGACGGGTCATCATAGATCATATAATAAGCATCTTCCTTAAAGATTTCTCCTTGCGAAATTTTGTATAGTTTATAATTAACCTCTTTTAATTCAGGCGTGTATTTTTTGTATTCGTCCAACAATTCTGCTTTTGTATGTTCTATAAACTTATCAACATCGCCGAATCTCATTGCTTGGGTGCGTTGGTCAATATCCTCAATGGCTAAAATTTCTTCAAAAGGCATCTTGCTAGAGACTACTTTCTCCCATAAGTCTTTCGGAAAATTCACCCCATTGAGATAGTAAAACTCTGCCCCGCCTTTCCAATAAATTGATGCTTCCCTTACTGAGTGGTATTGATTCAAAGCATTTAACCGGCAGATTCTATCCGGAACTAAATACAGAACATTCTTCCATTCCGCCCAATATCCCAATCCCGCTTCTTTTGCCTGCATAAGCAACTCTGAATACTCCAAGTAAAGTCTATCATTTTCATTCGGTAATTTATCTTTATCAGGATTCAAACAGTATTCAAATTCAAAAACATACCAGTTAAAGTCCCAATCTAGCGCAGTCCATTCCAAGCTCCAAGCGCTCCTAGCGCTCCTAGCGCTCCCAGCGCTCCAAGCGCTCCAAGCGCTCCAAGCGCTCCTAGCGCTCCTAGCGCTCCCAGCGCTCCAAGCGCTCCTAGCGCTCCAAGCGCTCCTAGCGCTCCAAGCGCTCCTAGCGCTCCAAGCGCTCCTAGCGCTCCTAGCGCTCCTAGCGCTCCAAGCGCTCCAAGCGCTCCAAGCGCTCCTAGCGCTCCAAGCGCTCCTAGCGCTCCTAGCAAACTCTTTTTCAAATATGTCCTTTAACCAAATTATTTTCTTCGGTCTTTTTAATTTGAATAAATCATAAGTAAGTAAAACTAATTTCTCTGCTTTTTCCTTATCCAATTCAAAATCCAGACGTTCTACCGCTCTACATTGTCTATCTATTAACTCGGCTGTTAAATGATGATATTTCATAAAATCAATCTACAACTTGTCGCGCTATATGAGCAAAATGGTCATACTCCCTCTCCATAACCTGCTTGTAGATCCCTTTCGGCACCACCAAAGTCTTGTGTTCCTCGTGAGAAAGAATACCCTCGCTCTTGAGATTTATTACTATTCCTCCCTTTTCATTCCGGTATATTTCCATATCATTAGGATTCTCTACTTTCAATCTATGGGCATGTCCGGTAGTTTCTCCTAATGCTAAAATATACTCGCCGTTATGCTCCAGCTTTTCTCCTGCTATTTTGTTGATTTTTTTGAGTCCGACATCTCCTGAACGAATGTTTTTCATATATTTGTGCGCTTTTAGAGCGCTTTAACTAATAATTATTCTTCCGACTTTAATTTTTTATACATTTCTTCGTAGTATTGTCGCCCAGCTTTTATGTAGTTTCTCTTGGTGCGATTTAGTCCATCATACCATTTTTGCCCTTTAATTTCAATGATTTTCTGCTGTATTGACGGGTCGCCCGAACTATGAAGTCGCAAGTGTTCGCCGTTCGTCAGCGGTATCAAGTTACCCCAGTTATACCGATGAAAACTTGAAACGCTTTTAGGGAAGAAATGATGCATCACTTGAGTTGACAATCCGCTTATCAGTGATTTTGGATTTTTCCGCTTGCCGATAATTTGAATGAGAGCATCGCATCTCCTCCGTAAAGTCGGCACAGACAACTTACTTTTCTTCCATAATTTTGTCTTCTTCAATGTAATTTGACAAAACCTTAACTAATAATCTCCTACTTTCCGCGTCTTCGTAAGTTTCGTCAAGAAAATAGCAACTGTGGTTTTGACAATTCTTATGTGGATTGAACGGCGGGGTTGGTTTGTATATTTTTGTTTCCATTTTTATCTGGCATTTAATTCTCTGTCCACGCTTCCGGCTAATTTTTTACTTAGATTAACCATCTCATACATCAATTCTATAAATTGTTTTGCTTTTGACCATTCTTTATAAAAAGAAGTGGCTTTGGCTTTTGTTTCGCAATATGCCCCACTTAACTTTTTCTCACCATCTTTTTCGTCTATCAATCCCGCCTCAAACTTTCTGTATTCCGATTCTTGCTCTACGGAGTATCTTATGAGTTCAGGAATAAACTCCAGTAGAGCTTCCGCGTTTACCATTAAAGTTAAATAATCGTTGCTTTGACGGGCTTTCTTTTGGGCGGCGAAGATTATGTCTATTGTTTTATATATCTGTTCCATTAAAAGGGTGATTCAATAGGGTCGCCATCGGGATGAATTTCCGTGCTTGGTAATATAAAACCATTTTCCGTCAACTCGGCTTCAGGATGAGCAAAATAATACACATCAATAAATTTTCCCGACACATTTTGTTTTATCTTGACTACTTTTACTTTCTTACCCACCCAATTAGTCGCTTCTTTTCCGAAAGCGTCTACAAAACCATTTATGGAAGTTTGATTGATGCTGATATTCCCCTCTTTTCCATCGGCAGTTTTGATTAAGAAAACATCTTGCGTGCCAAATTGTCCTTCAATTTCTTTTCCCTCGTTAGCAAGCTCAACTAAGTCTCCATCTTTTATATCCACTCCTTTTTTCAAGAACGCTCCAACTGATATTTTTTTCTCGTATATTTTACTCATATATGATTTGATTGTTAAACTTTTCTTGTAATCTATAAACTTGCACGCACGCTAAGAAGAAGTTTTTAGCGTCTTCAACACTAACCGACCGCTTTTCTTCAAAACTTCCATCTTTTTTCAAATTCAAAACAATATGTCCTTTTATCTCTCTCTCAAAACCCATTTCTTTTATCATCAACTCATACCCCGCCATTTGAGCAAAATGTTCCGGGTAAATTCCACTTCCTGTTTTAATGTCGGCAATCCAAACCTCCCCGTCTATTTCTAAAAGCAAATCCACAATGCCTCCAAGAAATAAAGATTTTGAGTAAAGTCCTTTTTCTGTTTCAAGAAACTTTACTTTGTTTTTTATCGCCCAATCTATAAAATGCTGTATTTGAGGATTCTCATGCTTCTCATCTCCCTTAAATATGCCTTTATTAGCCGTTATAAGCCCCGCCACAAGCTTTTCTATGTCAGAATGGACATCCGTACCTTTTACCCCCGCTTCCTCCTTTTTACGCCTATGTGCGGTCTTGGCTTCTTTTAATATCCTTCCCCATTCTTCAGAAAATTCTTGCATCCAAGTTGCTTCATCAACTTTTGCGATTTTTCTAACTTCTTCTTCCACATAATCCACCGCCATATTAGCAGACCATTGGATTAAAGCGGGCTTTGCTAAAATTCCGAGAATAGTCGTGCAACCCGTTAAAGATTTCCACTCGCCATCTACAAGTAGTTCATGCCTGTGGCGTTTTTCGTCAAAACGATATTCTTTTGTTTTAATACTTTTATCCATCTTAATTTGGAACAATCAACAATCCCAACACTCCGACCGTAGTGAAGATTCCTATTAAAACTGTGATTTGGAAATCTCTATTTTGTTTCATTTTCATCTTTTCTATATTCAATTTCTAAGTCTCGCAACATTGTAATAACTTCTTCTGGGACGATGAAGCCACCAAGTCTAGCTTCTACTATCTTTATTTCCACATCTCGCAAAGTGCTAATTTTTATAAGTTTTTCTATTTCTTTTTCCATTTTAATTTAATTTGCCGAAGTCTCGCTCTCCCCAGTTATCCAAGCCTTGATTAAATTTACTCTCTCTGTAATCCCGCCCGTCTCTCTGATACCACGCATCGCCGTCATCTTCAGCTTCCATAAGTCCAAAAGTCTCTTTCTTTTCATTCACCGCTCGATAGGCTTTAATGAGGCGGTCTCGCTTGTGGCACTCATAACAATTTTCGGTGAAAGTGAGATGATGACCTGCCTTGTGCTCGCTCTCGTTGAAATCAATCTTTTTTTCTAATTTATTCATTGTTAATTTTTTCTTGGACTAAACTTCTGATAATTTCGCTCTCGGTGGTTTCTCCCTTGGCTGATTTTTTCACCCACCTCATCTGCTCTCTGGTCACATACCAGTTGCCGCGCACCATTTTGTCTTGTAGTTTTTTCTTTTCCATAATTGTGTTTATTTTATGACAACACTCTGATAACCAAATCGGGGGTTGATAATTCTACTTATAACTTTTCATCCATTCACTTAATACTATCCGAGCTTCTTTTTTCTCAAGTCCAAATTCCCATTGAAGATATTGTCCTGCACCGAACATATTGGTTTCGCCACTTTCTCTCAATTTATCCAAGTAATCTTTTTGTTCTTTATTCATTTTCTTTTCATTCATTTAGGTTGATAATTTACTTAACTTCGCTTTTCAAAACATCACAACCACTTTTAATCATTTCATCTGCCACTATCCTTTCAATCTTTTCAATTCTCCATATATTTGCTCCGCTTTTAAGATTTTCTTTTGCAATATACGGCTCACCCTTTTTATCAAAGATGACAGTATTTTTTCCATAACCATCTGGCAACCACAATGTTTCTTTTTCCATTTTATTTTTTGTTAATCTAGTAATCTACTTTCGCCAGACACCCCTCTTACAAGTTGTGCCTGGAGGAAACATGTAAAAGGGTTATTTTTCCATTCCTTTTCTTATGTACTCTAATGCTTCTTCAAGAGTGTCAAACTTTTCCCATTGCATTGCTTGACCTCCGCTTTTTTCAGCATTAAATTGAACAAGATACTTTCCATCTTCTTTTTGCAATTTATACATTTTCATTCCGCAGTAAGTTGCGAGCCTTGTTAATTCCCCGATTCGGTTATCAAAGTGCTGACTCGACCTACTTAGAGTGTATCAGATAGTGCTAGCGGTGTCAAGCACCCGTAGTGTTATGATATCCGCCTTCTGTCAAGAAAAGAGGTTATTACCTTGTGCTTTTAACCTATCTTCCGCTATTTTACAATAATCCTTTGACAAATCTATTCCGATATATTTTCTGCCGAGTTTATTGGCGACTATGCCAGTTGTGCCGCTACCAAAGAAAGGGTCAAGCACAATATCTCCCTCTTTGCTTCCAGCCCGAATAAGCGGAGCAATCAAAGTCTGCGGATAGGTGGCGTAATGTTCTATTGCTCCATCCTCACCGCTATTGGTGAATATATCTAAAAAGTCAGGAGGCACCGCCCCTTTTTCGTTTAGCTTTACTATTCTGGCGGGCATACCATATTCTTTTGACTTGTCGCCTAAACTGCTGGGGTTTTGTCCTAAAGCATTTCTACCCTGTTCGTATTCGGCTCTTTGGAGTGAAACTAATTGATGTGGAGTGCGGATACTATCGAGGTCAAAATAATATCTTTGACTTTTTACAAAGAAGAAAAAATACTCGTGGGCTTTCTTCCATCTATCCTGCACACTTTCGGGCATAGCGTTTCTTTTTATCCAAACTAGTTTATTTCTTAAAATCCAGCCACGCTCAATCATTTCAATCGCAAAGCGTTCAGGTATCATCATTAAACATTTTGCTGGATATGTTCCTTTTTTAATTCGGCTTCTACCCCTTTCAATATCCATTCCAGTATCTCCATCAATATCGCCGCCCACTCTTCCCACACTCGCATAGGAATCACCGAGATTAACGAAACAAGTTCCATCTTTTCTCAGAACACGTTTAACTTCGTCAAAAATATCACATAGGTTTTTAATAAATTCTTGGTAAGTGAGTTCTAGTCCTATTTGTCCGTCTACACCATAATCACGCAGTCCGTAGTAAGGCGGTGAGGTAACTACGCAACTTATACTTTCATCAGGAAATTTCCGCAACTCCTCCAAGGCATCTCCACAAATTATAGAATTAGGTTTCATTTCATTACTAATATCTTCCTAAGATGTAGAGGGGTTTTTTCATTTCTTTCTGCGGACATAAAAACGTGGGCGGGAACGAAAACCGAGCGATATGCTCCATAAGTAAGCACCTAGGGTCTTGGCGATTTTAGAATAATAGCCATTTTTCACCACCTTGTGTTTATTGGCGTAATCTATAAGTTCTTGGGTTATTTTTTGTTCTGTCATAAATTTATATACAATTAAAAAGAAAATTTAATAATGCTCCGCGCAAAGTTTTTCCCTCATACAGATTATTTATCCATTCCCGACTACATTCTTCAACTTGCCCCGGTGTAGTTAGTCCACACCTATAATTTGTGTAAATTTAAGGATCGTAAAATGACCATCTGCGAGTTTTTCTCTATCCGCTACTTCAAAACAAATTTCTAATAATTTTTCTGTTGATGAACCTCGTAAAAAATCCTCCATTATTATTTCCTGTAAGAAATTTGTTGCCAGTGATGAAAGTCTACTATTTGTTCTATCTTCGTAGTTCATTTTAATTTATCCAGGTAATTATTTTTAATTTTTCTTGACCACTCGCCGAAAATTTTTGTCCATTCTAGGTAATCTTCATCTCCTGTCAATTTATATTTTTCCAAACACAACTTTGTAAGTTTCAGATTCAATTCTCTCCATTCCAAAGTATTTGCTTTTTCGTTAGAAGTTTTCAGCATCTAAAAATTCATTGTCTAAATCTTGTTTTGCATAATCTATCCACGCCTTTTCTATGAACCGACCATTCTCATAGACCATTTTAACATTCCCTGTTTTGCCAGTCCTGCGGTTCGCTTGCACCGATACATTCACATTATCCGTAATTACCATTTCGCCTTTCTGCCGTTTTGATTCCCTCCAAAGAAGAATTACTGTGTCCGCCTCCTGCCCGATACTTGAACTTCCTTTCAAATCCTCCAGTGTGGGTTGCGTGTCCATTCTTGCTTTGGCGAGATGACAGATTATAAAAATAATCACATTCCACTTTTTCGCTAAACCTTTCAATTCACGCATTGCCTGTCCTATCCGCAAATGGTGGTCATCTCGACTCATTGGAACTATAAAATCCAGCTGGTCTATGAAAACAACTTTGGTGTCCCACTTGGCGATACTCTCCACGATTTTGCTTTCAATCCATTCTATTGCGTTGCCCGACATATTTTCTGGCGTAAATGAACGAGGCGGCTCGTCTCCTCTTTCTAATATCTTTTCAATAAGTTCTTCAGCGGATTCTTCAAAAGGAAACCAGAGCGGATTCTGCTCTAGCATTTTCATTGTCATTTCCATACAGAACTGCGTCTTGCCTGATTTCGTCAAAGCCGAAACTACGATAAGCTGTTGCGGACGGAATCCTTTTAAAAGATTATCAAGTCCTGTAAATCCTGACATTACTCTTGGTTCTTCTTTTCGGTTGCGTATTCTGTCAGCTATCTCTGAAAAAGGGATAACTTTATCCTCTCCGCGATAAACTTTCGCAATTTCTTTTAAGCGAGCCAAGCTGTCCGCCTGTTCTGCGAGCTTCTGTGTTTTTACAATTTCATTCTCCAAACTCTTTATTATTTTTTCTATTTTTTCTTTATCCATTATCTATTTTTAATCTTAAAGCTGTTAATGTTCGCCGAACCTAAACACCAAGTTAATTTTACCTTGTTTTCAGGCTCTATTTTTTCGTTATTAAACCACTCATCGTAAATCTTCTCTATGCCTTTGGGCTTTATCCCGTGCTTATTGATTGCGTTTAGAACTATGAAGTAGGATCGGGGGGTGCGTATCTGAACTTTGGCGAACTCGGTGGCGAGGGTGTCAAAAAGCTGGGCGAGTCGGATAACCTCCTTATTTTTACCACCTTTGGGCGGTTCTACCTTTGCTTCGTTGGTTTCGTAATCTATGTCCATTTTCTTTTTACTAATAAGGAGGAGGCTATCCACTCCTCCAGGAGTGGTATCTTCTTTATTCTTCTTATCATTCTTGTTTGTGTACCTTCTGCTGTCCTTCTGCTGTCCTTCTGCTGTATCGTCTGATTGATATTTTTCATAATTAACTATATTTATTATGGTTGTAATGTTGCTTTTCTGCTGTTCAATTTGGAGGGTTTTCTCTAAAAACGCTAAGAAGAGTCTAACTTTATTTCTACTCCATTTCCACCTTTCTGACATTGTAATTTCACTCCATCCTACCTGTCCCCTCTTTATAGTTATAATGTTGCCCCGTATGGAAAGAACTCTCTCTTTATGATTAGCATTTAAGAATAAATCAATCCAAGCCTGCGATTTTGTGAATGGTTCTAAAAAATATAAATTATTATTTTGTATTTGCCGATGTAATCTAACCCAACCTTGTTTTTGATAACCGCTCATAGAGTTCTTGGAGATTCACTTCAAGATATTGATTTTCTTTCTTTATATCAAGAAACTCCAAAATTCTGGCAATTTCTTCTAAACTTAAATCAAAATTGCCGACACCATAAACCCCAAAAAACTTTGTTAGAATTTTTGCCCTCTCCAAATAAATTTCCATATTAGATATATGCTTTTCTCGGCTCGCCCACCCCGCCTTGCGAGTGGGTTGAGCGATGCGAGAAAACGCAAGACTATTTTTAATTCGACCGGAATAAATTATACCACAAAAAACGGCTGTCAAATATGGGGATAAAGTGGATAAAAGAAAAAGCGGGGATCACCCCCGCCCTTTCTCTAAAATCTATATAGAAGTTGCCTATCCCACAATAGGGGAGTCGGCGGTTAACCTTAACTTCTCTAGTATAACACATAAATAGAAAAGAGCAAGAAATTTAGTAAAAACTTGCTCTCTCTACGACAGGGCAACAAATAAAACCTGTCTGGTCGCCCGCCTTTTCGGCGGAAAAACTGCGGAGAATAAAATTAAACTAAAAAAACTCCGCAGATTTTTATTATAGCAAAAAACTCCTCGCCCGACAAATGCGAACGAGGAGGTGCCCGACTGGTGCGGGCGATAATCATTCTTCTCTCTGAAAGGTGCCGAATATCCGCTCACCGAACTTCACTTGCAGTTTCTCAATAATTTTTCTTCTGCAAGCGGGACAAACACGGA